ACAATTCAACCAGAAACAAATCCGTTTAGTGATATAGAAAATTTATTAGATTCTTCTTCGTCTGGTGGTAATACTGCCGATTCTTTTGCTGTCATTGAAGGAGGAGGCACCGGTGAATTGGGTACTACTCAAGGGATCGACACTCCAACCAATATTTATGGACTAGATAGTCAAATAGCGTCCGGTGTTGATCCAAATATTGTAACTTTGGGAAATAATGATCTCAATACATATTCAAACATACTAGCAACTGTTGCAAAAACATATGTTTCTAATGATAAAACTCAATACCAATCTGATCCTTACTCGACTGATTATAAACCTGTTATAACAGGTTATCCGGCTCCAGACAACACAGTCGAAAGTGTAATAGGTGGAGGCAATGCTGACCCGGGTATAGGACAAGAAGGCGGCGTTTACACAGATTACGGAATAATTACGATAAATGAAAACATAGGAGTTGACGTAGGACCATATTATGGCGGCGGCGCACTTAAGTGGGTATTTGATGGCATTACTTGGAAGTTAAAATAATAGGGTATAAATAGTATCATGGCAACTTACGTAGGATTTTCAACAATAAACGCAGACAAAGCACGAACGGTTAATCCTGTGCCGGCTATTGATGGACAAGCAAACGGCATAACTAATCCTATTATCTTTGGTAAAAAATTTAGATTAACTGATGAACAACTTGTTATACAAGATTTAGTTAATGCACTTAATATTAGACGCGGGGAAAAGGTAGGCAAACCCAATTATGGCACTACATTATGGGACTTTATTTTTGAACCCAACACAAGTGATATTCAAACTGCGATACAAAATGAAGTTAGACGAGTTGCTGGATTAGATCCCCGTCTTATAATCAATACAATCCAAGCATATCCTAGAGAAAATGGGATATTAATAGAAGTTCAATTATCTATCACTCCATACAATAATGCCGGAGATATAGCATTATTCTTTGATTCTCAGACAAATACAGCCACAGTAGCATAAAAAAACTCGGTTTTTCCATAAAGATAAATACTTGAAACAGGGAAAAACTATGGCTACAAGTTCAAGGCAATCAGGACTCTTTGGAGTAAATGATTGGAAAGCAATCTACGAAACCTTTCGTGAGGCAGACTTCCGATCATATGATTATGAGACTTTAAGAAAAAGTTTTATTGATTATATTAGACTCTATTATCCTGAAAAATTCAACGACTATATTGAAAGTTCAGAATATATTGCTTTACTTGATGTTATGGCTTTTATGGGTCAAGGTCTTGCTTTTAGAAACGATTTAAACACACGTGAAAATTTCATTGACACGGCCGAACGCAGAGACTCTGTAGTAAAATTAGCAGACTTAGTTGGCTACACACCCAAAAGAAATTCTTGTGCATCTGGTTTTTTAAAAGTAACAACAGTTAGAACAACTGAAAATGTTAGAGATGCAAATGGTGTTAATTTAAGTAATACACCGATTAGTTGGAACGACCCATCTAACAGTAATTGGTTAGATCAAATGAATGCTATATTCAATGCGGCGATGGTAGATTCACAAAGAATAGGTAGACCGGGAAATGTATCTGAAATTTTAGGTGTAACAACAAGTGAATATGGAGTAAGATTACCTGAAGGTACGATGCCAATTGTACCGTTTACATCACAGGTTGACGGTCAAGGCATGAACTTTGAACTAGTAAGTGCAACTTCACTAGATGAAAATTATATTTACGAGATTCCACCTGCACCGACTAATAAACTTAATATGTTATACAGGAACGATAAATTAGGTTTTGGTAGTCCTAACACAGGGTTTATGTTTTTCTTTAAACAAGGATCATTAACACCTTTTAATTTTGACTTTCAACAACAAATTTCAAACCAAACAATTAATGTCGATGTTGTGGGTGTTAACGAGACAGATACTTGGTTATATCAAGTAAGTGCAGATAACACATTAGGTTCATGGAAACAAGTAGAAAATGTTTATGCAGATGCATACCTACAAACAGAATCAAGTGATAAGAAAATCTTTTCTGTAAACTCACGTGTAAATGATCAAGTTACATATGTGTTTGGTGACGGTGTATTTTCAGAAATGCCCGTAGGTAACTTTAGAGCATATGTAAGATCAAGCAATGCATTGACATATACTATTGACCCTTCTGAAATGAACGGTGTTAGTGTTTCTATTGTGTATGTTGACAGAGTAGGTAGTACACAAACTATGTCATTGACCTTTTCATTGCCTGTTGTAGTATCAAATGCTCAAGCAAGAGAACCTATCTCAGCAATCAAACAAAGGGCACCAACAAGATATTATACACAAAATCGTATGGTTAACGGAGAAGACTATACAAACTTCCCTTATACTCTCTATAACTCTATTGTTAAATCAAAAGCAATTAATAGAAGTTCTATCGGAGTATCTAAAAATTTAGATTTACTTGATCCAACTGGAAAATATTCTAGTACAAACTCATTTGGAGATGACGGTGCGTTGTACCAAGAGTCTGGAGACGGTTTCTTAACATTGCAAGTGAACAACACATCAGACATCATTCAATTCTTCACCGATGATTTAGCATCAGTACTTGCATTGAATCGTGCTAACCAGTACTACATACAAAATTATACACGTTATGCATATCCAGGAACAGGCGGCGGTAATACTCTATATTGGAAAACAAGTTCAGTAGATTCATCAAGTGAATCTGGTTATTTTTATTCACTCAACGGAACAATAGAACAACCGCAACCTATAGGAACATTTACAACGACTAATGCAAAGTATGCAACTCAAGGAGCATTATTAAAATTTGATGCACCAACAGGATACTATTTTGATGCAGACAATCGTTTAGTTGCAGGTGTCCCAACTGGCGGAGAAAAAAATTATATATGGTCGACAATATTAAATGTTGTTGGCGATGGTAACAATAACGGAGAAGGAACATTTGCAAACGGTAAGGGACCAGTAACAGTAAATGGTTATATACCTAACGGAGTTTTACTTACAGAAATTATTCCAGTATTTGATAACTCATTATCATCTGAAGTAATACAAGAAGCAATTCTTAAGATAGAATTACAACAAGATTTTACTTTAATTTTTAATAACTCGTTGTTGATTAACCAAGAACGTTGGTCAATCGGATCGGCATCAAATGCAAACTACTTTGTTAAGTTTATTAGTTTAGGAAACAATCGTTATACAGTAACTTATAGAGCATTAACATACTATTTTGGTAGTGTTGCTGATACAAGATTTACCTATAGTAAAGATGAATTAGTATATGACCCGTTCACTGGCAAAATCATACAAGACTTTATCAACATGTTGGGTATTAATACAGTGTTTAACACTGCAACTGCATTAGGTGCAGATACTAAAGTTAATATTTTAGGACAAACTGTTGAATCAGATGGTTATGTAAATGACTTTCAAGTCGAAGTAGCCGCTACAGATGTTAATAACGGTCAATTAATATTAGACCCAGACTTCTTTAATGATATTACGGGTTTTGTAAACAACGGTGCAAACATAGGTGTATATGTATTCTTTAAAACAGTTACTGATCCTGTTAATTTAACCAGACAATTAATTGTGCCCAGTACAGATGTCATTTATACATATGGTACTAAAAATCAAATCGAAATTGTAAAATATGAATTTCCTGTAGGACAATTATTTTATGCATATACTGACAACAAATTTTATAAGTCAGTGCAAGATCCTACTATAACAACACCTAATTATATTATGACTGAACAGTTGGATTATTCTGTTAAGTCAGGCAGACAAGGATTAGATTATCAATATAGACATAATGCTAATAACACTACTCGTATTGATCCAGCAACAACAAACATTATTGATTTATACTTAGTGACACAAGCATATTATACTGCATTTAATAATTATATTAAAGACACGACAAATACAGTTAAACAACCCAATCAACCAACACTTGATGAATTGAATACTGCATATCCATTAGTGCAAGATTATAAAATGTTGTCAGATTCAGTTATATTAAATAGTGTTACGTTTAAACCATTGTTTGGAGCGAAAGCAGATCAAGCATTAAGAGCAACTATTAAAGTGGTAAAATCACAATCGACAAATGCATCTAACAGTGAAATTAGAAGTTCTGTATTAGCGGCAATGGATAGTTATTTTGATATTAACAATTGGAACTTTGGCGATACTTTCTTCTTCTCAGAATTAAGTGCGTATCTACATGAACAAATAGGAGAACTAGTGAGTTCGGTTATACTTGTTTCAGATGATCCAGAAAAATTATTTGGTGATTTATATGAAATTAAATGTAGACCATACGAAATATTTGTAAACGCGGCTACTACAGAAGACATTGTAATCGTACCCGCATTAACTCCTGCAACAATGCAGTCATAAGGTTGTAAATAAAATATGGCAAAGATCAGAACATTAGAGTTTTTACCTGAGATATTTAAAACCTCTACCAATGCCCAGTTCTTAGGAGCAACACTAGATCAATTAGTCAACGAACCCAAAACAGAAACGTTGCAAGGGTATGTTGGAAGTAAGTTTGGATACGGTGTTAATGCAAAAGATTATTATGTAACTGAACCAAACAAAACAAGAACAGATTATCAATTAGCACCCGGTACTGCATTTTTAAATACAAATCAATCTACTGCTAAAGACTTTTTAACTTATCCTGAACTTATCGATGCACTGCAACTTAAAGGTGGTGTAACACTAGACAATTCTCGTTTGTTTAACAGTCAATTTTATTCATGGGACTCTTTTACAGACCTAGATAAATTAATAAACTTTAATCAATACTATTGGATACCAGAAGGGCCTCCAGCAGTCACTGTTGCTAGTGCTACGGTATTCTCAGAATCTGATTACATTGTAACTGATACATCAAATGCATATAGTATTAAAACATTAGGTGCGGCATCAGGTTCTCTCAATCCTACTCTAACATTGTTACGTGGCGGGTCTTATAGATTTGCAGTCAACCAAGAAACTCAATTTTGGATACAAGGCGTACCAGGAACAACTGGCTTAGACGGCGCACAAAATACTAGAGATGTATTAGGTGTTAACAACAATGGTGCAAACACAGGTTATGTAACATTTACTGTTCCTACTAGAGAAGCACAAAATGAATTCTTGTTTCCTGGAAACAACACAGTTGATGTTGTAAGTACAAAACTATTTTCAGAAGTCAACGGATTAACAGTTAGTCAAGTAGGAAACATTGACGGTGTAACTTCATTGGAAGGTCTCACTGTTATGTTTTATCAAACAGAAGAATCAAATGAAATCGGTTTTGTTCAATCGTTCTTTGATGAAAGCGGAGCAAACTATGATGTTAATTTAACATCTCCTGAAATTGTTGCTCCTGTAACTTTATCAATTGACGAAACAACAACATCACAACTTAGATTATCATCTGGCACTACATCAGACCTAGTTGCTAATCAAACTGTAACGTTTACAGCAGTGCCTAACAGTGATCCTTTACTTGGCGGACTAGACGTTGATACAATTTATTATATAAAAGATATTATTGATTCAACATCATTTACAATTTCATTAACATTAAACGGCCCAACTTTATCATTAGTTGCTGAAACAGGCTCAATGGTAGCAAATATCAACGAAGGTTTATGGGAAGAAGGCTTTTATACAAATGTTAATGAAAACTTTTATACAATTACATATGTAGGTGACTCATCAGATCCGACACTTCGTTTAATTCCCAGTGGAGTGATACCAACCGAGGAAAAGATTACTGCTCAATTTGGTACAGAATTTATTGGCTTAGACTTTTATAGATCATTAGCAGGTGAAATTACAAGAGTACCTTATCTTTCAGCATTATTAGACACATTATACTACCAAGACGGTACAAATGCAAATAAAGTTGGGCAAATTAAATTAATTGAAAGTAACTTAACAAATACTTTAGATATCGATGAAGATATTATAGGTCAAAAAACATTTACATCTACTAATGGCGTAGTTTTTACAAACGGATTAAAAGTACAATTTGACGGAGATGTTATTCCTTCAAATTATTTGACAGGTGAATATTATGTTCAGGGTGTCGGAGAATCTATTAATTTGATTCCGACTACAGACTTAACAGTACCAGAAGATTTTACAGGAACAAATTATATTCCTTATGACTCACTACCATATTCGATTGGTAACTTTGATACAGAGTTGTTTATTCCTGTAAACCAAGATTATATTACAATTAGTAGAAATTCTATTAATAGAAATGCATGGTCACGTTCTAACAGATGGTTCCATATCGATGTTATTAATGCGACTGCTGATTACAATAAAGACCCATCTATTGTAACAACTTATGCTACAGGTAATGCAAAAGCAAAACGTCCGATTATTGAGTTTTATCCAAACTTAAAATTATTTGATGCAGGAACAATTGCAAAAGCACCTGTAGATTTTATTGATACAAGAACAACAAATGCATTTGATCAAGTTGCAAACAAGCAACAATACTATCCTGATATAGAAACATATACAAGTTACACTGCTACAATTGCAGGTGTAACAAAAGATCCGGATCCGACTGTAAAAAGAATATCTACAA